GCTGACGATATTAACAAGGCATACCTATTTGAGTATGCACAATTCATGTATTGCGAACTTCCCCGTGCTTGCTGGGGAGATAGGGAAACTATAAAGGAATGGATTAAGTCTGGTGGCATGGATCAGTACAAGAAGGTAGGAGAATAAAGTGGCAAATGCCCTCGACAGTAAAGCAACAACGCAGCATCGTTTCCTCGTTCTCGGTGACACAGGTAGTGGCAAGACAACGCAATTCCTCACCCTTCCCGGTAAGAAGTTTGCTTATTTGTTCGACCCCAATGCCCTGTTATCTCTTCGAGGATATGATGTTGAATATGAGGAGTTCTTTCCTGATGATTTGAACATAAATGTTCAATCCTTAAGTAAGGCTAAGGGAGGTGATAAAATAACTGCGCACCAAAACATTGTTTACCTTGAGTGGCAGAAAGATTTTGAGGAAAGGAAAAGGGACGGTTTCTTCGACGCATATGATGTTATCGGCATGGATAGTGCAACCACCTTCCTCGACCTTATCATGGACCGTACATTGACGATCAATGGAAGGGCAGGTAGTTGGCCGCAGCAAGATGATTACGGTCCGCAGATGACAGTCTTTACAAATGTATGCCGCACCTTGGTATCATTAGGCAAGACAATCTACATGACTGGCCACATGCAGATGAAGCAGGATGAATTGACCAAGCGTATATTCCGCCAGCCGATGATGACTGGTCAATTGCGCAACAAGATTCCCCTCCTCTTTAGTGATATTTTCGTAGCGGAGGTGGAGAATGATGGACAAGGGCACATCCACCATAAGTTCCAAACAGTGCCCGACAAGATTACAACCGCAATTCGTACAAGTATTAAAGGATTAGACCCCTTCGAGGATGTAACCCTTGATTTCACGAAATCCTTGGAAGGTCAGGGATTGGGTAAAATCTTACAATTGGAAAAGGAGGGTAAACTATGAAACGATTTTTTCATAAAATCTATGCCAAAGCCTTTGGCTATTTTTGGATTCCCTGCCCTTTATGTGGAAAAGAGTTTGGTGGGCATGAGGTAAATTATCCAGAAGCTGTATTTGTTCCTCCAAACAGAATGGAGGTGATATGCCCCTCCTTGGAATGCCGGAAACATGCTGCTAAATGGCAGCAAACGAAGTAAACCTCGTAACAAATTGTTACCCGGTGCAAGAGTCTATAGCCTCCTCATCCCGAGGAGAGTAGGCAAACAGAGAAAAGAGAGAAAATAAAATGTCATATCTTCCCGAAAACCTCGACGACGTTGAAGAAGCGAAGCCGGTTGCTCTCGGTACCTACGAACTCCAGATTGTACAGTGTGAGGAAAAGGAGACGGGTCCGAACAGCAAGAATCCCGGCAAGCCCATGTTCCGTGTGAGCTTGGCCCTCACCGATCTCTCCTTGAATGCACCTGCGATTGATCATTATATCACCTTGCCCTATGAGGGAGATGGGAATGGTGCCCTCAAGTTGTTGATGTTGAAGAGGTTCCTCGCCTTGTTTAACGTCCCCTACAGCAATGACACCAGCACCTTGGCCATGAACATGATTGGTCAGACTGCACTCGTTGATGTTGCCCTTGGAGAGCCGAACGAAAATGGTGATAGGTATAACCAGATTCGTGTCCCGAAAATCCGGGGTGAGGTTGCAGGTGGTCACGGTAAGGCGCCCGGCCGTCGGCGTGCATAATAAGTAAAGTTGCAATGTTTGCCTCTTCCCTGTAAAAGGGGAAGGGGCTTTTTGCATTCCTCCTAATGGTGGAGAATAATAATGGCCGAACTTGGAGATATGTGGACCCGTTGGGAAGATATATTATACGAAGACGGTGAGGTTAGATTAATTCCAGTTAATTATAGTGTACGAAGAGTAACCCCTCAGGGAGTTCGCCTTGATAATGGGCGTTTTGTTTTAAATGAGTCTCGTAAAAGGTTTGCTTGTAAAACTTCCGAGGAGGCATTAAATAGTTTTGTGATAAGGAAGAGGCATCAATGCGCAATTCTCCGTGCTCAATTACGCCGTGCCGAGACCGCCCTCGAATTAGGGAAACTTAAGCAACAGGGTAAAGAATGGACGCCACCACTAACTTAAACACACAAGACTGGTACGTTGCCGATTGTCCCTTGGCAGATGCACAGGCTCTTGTGAAGGAGTTTCATTATGCGAAAGGTGGAAGTACCAGTGCAATCTATACGCATGGGATGTTCCGTAAACAAGACAATTTCCTCATGGGTATTGCTTGGTGGACACCCCCTACGAAAGACACCGCTCTCACTGTCAATGCAAGCGATTGGAGGCGGGTCCTCAATCTATCTCGATTGGTTATCCGCCCTGAGGCGCCAAGGAATAGTGCATCCTTTTTGCTAGGGAAATCAATTAAGATCATTAAAAGAGATAGAAGGTTTGTATCCTTGGTCACTTTTGCAGACGAGGCGCAAGGGCATAATGGCGGAATTTATAAGGCAACCAACTGGCTTTACATGGGCCGAGTCGGTCCTCACGCAAGGTGGATTGACCCCAAGACAGAAAGGCAAGTAAGCAACGCCCACAAGAATAGTACCATCATGTACGCGATGGGCTATGTTAAAATGAAATCGTTTTACAAACACAAGTTCATCTTCCACCTAACAAAGAGTGATGGAGATAAGAAAGTGTCACAATTAATTGATCTTGTAACACCTATCGAGAATCAGTCAGATGAGGAGTTATTGAAACGCCTTGATGAATTGCGAAACAGACGAGAAGTTGTGAGGCCGGCAGCAAAGGCAAGGGTTGTGAAGGAGAAGAAAAAGGTACAGAAGAAGGCCGTAACCGCTGCCGAGAAGTTGTTGGCAGACCTAACACCCGAACAACTTGCCATGCTGCTAGAAGGATTGAAGTAATGAAAGACAAATTGAAAATGGTAAAGGTAGCCGACATTATTGTAGATGAACGCTACCGTGTTGACCTCGGCAACATCGAAGACCTCCAGGAGAGCATCCGTGAGAAAGGTATCCTCCAACCAATTACACTTTCTTCTGACCTACATCTATTGGCCGGTGGCCGTCGTTATACAGCTAGCGTGGCTCTGGGTCTTGTGGAGATTCCTGCGCTCCTTCGTGTGATAGAGGGTGAGGTAGATGCCCGTGAAATCGAACTGATAGAGAACATACACCGCAAAGAGTTCACCTGGCAAGAACAAGCCAAGTTGATTGCCCGAATCCATACCCTCTACAGTGAAAAGAATATCAATTGGACGGGGCGTAAGACAGCCGAGTTGATTGATAAGAACCCGATGAATGTTAGTCGTGCCTTGCGATTGGCTGCCGGTATGGAGGTATTACCCTCCTTGGAGCAATGCAAGACCGCCGACGAAGCAAGCACCGTCATTAAGAAAGCCGAGGAGGATAGCATAGTACAGGAGTTGGCAAGAAGGCAGCAAGGTAAGATCGCGCAACATGAAAATAATCCTGCCAGTACGCAAAAAGAGAAGGGCCTATCTGCCACCCTCCGTTGTGCCTCCGATAACTATGTAGTAGGTGATGCCCTCAAACAAATGGAACATATGAAGGTAAATGGGCACATCAACCTAATTGAGTGTGATCCTCCTTTCGAGGAAGCAAATGAAAAATTAACGAAGGAATTGTATCGGGTTGCTGGAAAAGACTGTTGGTTATTGTATTGGTTCCCTCATGATCGTTATATCGAAACATACTCTGACCTTATCTCGGCAGGCTGGAAGATTGATCCAACACCCTTCGTATGGTATAGGAATGGGGGCACCGTTGTAAAAGATCCCACGCGCCTCAGCCACAACCATGATACAATGTTTGTCTGTCATAAGGGTAGTGTGAAGTTGGCAAGGCAGGGTAGCATGAACACAGTCCTTTGCAGTGATGATAAACCTTCATATCATCCACAGCAACGTCCCCTGTCCTTGATGAAAACCCTCCTCTCCATCTTCCTTGAAGGTATGCAATTCGTATTTGTACCTTTCTGCGGTAGTGGTGTTACCTTGAGGGCTTGCTATGAGAATGGCCTTCAGTGTATGGGAATAGAAATCAACCCCGAATACAAGACAAAATTCCTGTTGACCGTTG